TCTTATTGCAACGTGCAACATTCCCACTTGAACAACAACTACCAGCAACAATGCCAGCAGGTTCAGGTAACAAGCCGTGGAGAGTATATGACGATCCATTTATTAGACCGCCATACAATCCAGTTACTGCTGGCCCAGATGGCCCAATTGAATTTTAAGGATTATCATGCCAACCATTAATCAATTACCAGTTCTTAACACAATCTCAAGTGGTGACCAGTTACCTGTTTACTCACCAAACAATGGCGATGCACGTAGAACATCTATCGGTAGCTTGCTGACATACTTTCAGCAGACATTTGCATCACCTACGCTATCAACTAACTTATACGTGCCAGCGACTGGTTTTAATATCACAGTACCAACACCTGTAAGTAATGACCAATGGATGCTACTACAACCTGCTGGAACGCTTGCTGCTGGCACTATTACATTACCGCTTAATACTGGTGTGCCTGATGGTACAACGGTGCTTATTACCACTACACAAGAGATAACATCATTGACGATTGCGTTAAATGGTGCGACTGCTATTTATGGTGGAGTGACTTCATTGGCAGCAGGAACGGCTACAGCCATTCGTTTCTATCAGCCAACCAACTCATGGTATCAAATCAATGCTGAAACAGTTTATGCTGCTGGCATACAAACATTTTTAGCAACACCAACATCTGCTAACTTAGCGGCTGCCGTAACAGATGAAACTGGCACTGGCCCACTTGTATTTGCAACTGGCCCAACATTAAATAACATCAATGGCTCTGTTCAATCATTAAGCGGTGCAGGTGCTGTTAATTTAACAACATACTCAACGGCCTTTACATCAACGGCTGCTGGCAATGCTTTAACACTTGCTAATGGCGCACAAGGTCAGATTAAGAACATAGTTTATGTTGCTGAAGCGGCTGGTGGTGATACTGGTATTTTAACGCCAACTAACTTAGGTGCTGGCACGACCATTACATTCAATGCTGTGGGTGATAGCTGTCAATTGCAATACATCGGCACTGATTGGTGGGCAGTATCACTTAGAGGCGCAGTGTTAGCTTAGGAGAACATTATGCGGTTTTTGCCAAACGGAAAACCAAGCAATCCAGCTAAACAGCCTAATAAAAACAAGTTATCTAAAGTCCCACTAAAGGCTAGGAAAAAATGAAATCACCTGCATGGCAAACTAAAGCTGGGCAAAATGCTAAAGGTGGATTGAACGCTAAGGGCAGGGCATCGTATAACAAAGAGACTGGTGGCAATCTAAAGCCACCTGTTAAGTCTGGTGACAATCCTCGCAGAGCCTCTTTCCTAGCACGTATGGCTGGCAATGCTGGCCCTGAGTATAAAGATGGCGAACCTACTAGATTACTTCTTTCGCTAAAGGCTTGGGGTGCGTCATCTAAAGCCGATGCAAAGGCTAAAGCCAAAGCAATCACCACACGCAATAAAGCTAAAAAATAATGCAAATCCCTATCCTAAATGGCATCTTTGTTGATAACACACCAGAGTTACGCACAAGTTATCCAGTCAATCTAGTACCAGTCCCAATAGAGTCTGGCATTAGCGGTGGATTCTTACGTCAAGGTGATGGCATCGTAGCCAATGGTAGTGGCCCAGGCATTGATCGTGGTGGCATTAATTGGAATGGTATCTGCTATCGTGTAATGGGTACTAAACTTGTCACAGTTGCTAGTGATGGAACTGTGGCTGTTTTAGGTGATGTTGGTGGCCCAATTGATACATTAGTCACATTTGATTATAGCTTTGACTTATTAGCTATTGTATCTGGTACACGTTTGTATTACTGGAATCCAGTAGCATTAACCCTTGTTCAAGTAACAGACCCTGATTTAGGTATTGTATTAGATGTTGTATGGGTAGATGGTTATTTTATGACCACTGATGGTACTAGCCTAATAGTGACTGAGCTTAATGATCCGACACAAGTTAATCCATTAAAGTATGGTTCATCTGAAGTTGACCCAGATCCAGTTGTCGCTTTGCTTAAACTACGCAATGAGGTGTATGCACTTAACCGTAACACCATAGAGGTGTTTGATAACGTAGGCGGTGAGTTCTTTCCGTTTCAACGTATTGATGGCGCACAAATACAAAAGGGCGTAGTAGGTACGTTTGCTTGCTGTGTGTATATAGAAAATATAGCTTTCTTAGGCAGTGCGCGTAATGAAGCACCAGGCATTTATGTTGGCGCAAATGCACAAGTAAACAAAATAAGCACACAAGAGATTGATGAGATTCTATTAGGCTACACAGAAGCGCAACTAGCACTGGTTAAACTAGAGGCTAGGAACGATAGGGCGCACCAGCATTTATATGTTCATCTACCAGACCGCACAATTATATTTGATGCTGCTGCTTCAAAAGCATTGAGTGATAATGTGTGGTTCACATTAACTAGCACCATTGTTGATTACAGCCAATATCGCGCACGAAATTTAGTCTGGGCTTATGACAGATGGTTAGTGGGTGATCCACAGTCTAGTAACATTGGTTATTTGGTTGATACTATCGGCACTCACTGGGGTGATACTGTTAGATGGGAGTTTGGCACAATGATTGTTTATAACGAAGGTCGTGGCGTTATATTTAATCAGCTAGAGCTTGTAAGTTTAACGGGCAGCGTTGCATTAAATACAAACCCTATGATTTCCAGTAGCTATTCAGTTGATGGTATAAATTGGAGTCAAGAAAAAGCAATACGAGTAGGCACGACAGGTAATAGAGCAAAACGTATTACATGGTTTCAGCAAGGTCACATGAGAAACTGGCGCATACAGCGTTTTAAAGGTAACAGTGATGCTCACCTATCATTCGTTAGACTTGAAGCGCAACTAGAGCCATTGGCGTATTGATATGGCTACACAAAAACTAAGTTTAACACGTGACCAGCTTGCTAGTTTCTTACAAGACTTTGAACAGATAAAACAGTTTGAGAGATTGTTTGCTGTTGCTGACCAAGTTGCACCAAGCGCAGATACCACTGGTATTAGTATTGAAGCTGGTATTGCTAATGCAACGGCTAATGATGCACTGGCTCAAATTATCAGATTAGCGCAAGACACAGCAGTTAATGGTGACAACAAAGGTGTTCAGGCTTTAGATTCTTTTGCTCGTATTTCAAATACAGTAGAGATGCTGGCACTAGCACCAATACATAATAATGTAGAATTATCACATGATGTTAATGGGATATTACCGTATGCAAACCAAACAGCGCGAGTGCGTTCAAATCAGGTTCTAACATGGCTTTCGATGTAATAACTCCAACCAAACTAGGACAGGCTGCTATCACAGTGGGCGTGACCACGCTTTATACTGTGCCAGCATCAACACGCACATTGCTTAAAGAATTTAGCATCGCTAATACGACTGCTGCCGCTATTAACGTGCGAGTGTTCTTAGTGCCATCAGCAGGTGCAGCAGGAACGGCTAACGCATTTTTATATGATATTGCAGTGCCTCTAAATAACACTTTGCAATATGATGGCATACAAGTAATGAACGCTGGTGATACAATTCAAATACAAGCGGCTGCTGGTGGTTTAACAATTACCGCTAGTGGCGCAGAAGCGGTTTAAGGAGATACAAAATGGCAGTAATAGCAAAACCACTCATTGGCTCAAAACAAATGGAAGCGGCACAGACAACGCAATACACTGCGACTAACTGTACAGCAATCATTGATAAGTTTACAGCTACAAATACATCGGCAGCAATCGCTGTGATCAGCGTTAATCTAGTAAGCTCAGGCGGTGCGTCTGGTACTGCTAACTTAATCGTGGATACTCGTTCAATTGCAATAGATGAAACATACACATTCCCAGAGCTTGTTGGTCAAGTATTAGCTTCTGGTGGCTTTATTTCAACAACTGGCACTGCTGCCGCTTTAACCATTAGAGCATCTGGCAGAGAGATTACTTAAGGAGCTACTATGAAAGATTTTTTAATGATGCCTAAAGGCTTTATGGGATTGCCATCTGAGGAGGAATTTGTAACCACCGCAGAGAACAAAAAGAACTTTGTAATAGCAGTGCAGGATTGGAACTACGGCCCTGAAATGCCAAGCAATGATCCAAGCGAGAACAAAGAGTTTTATGCTGGATTAGCTGAAGCTATGCAATGCGATGAAAAAGACGCTAGACGTAAGCACTGCTCTAACTGTGAGTATTATGACAATAGCTTAATGACGCAGGTTAAGATTGAACGCATACCGATGGCTGGATATGACGAGGGCTATGGCTTTAGAGGTCACTGTGAGAAGTTAAACTTCATCTGCAATGATATGCGAGTGTGCCAGGCTTGGGAGGATAGAGAGGATGATTGACAAAATGCGTCAGTGTGAGAAAATAACTGCGCTGAGTTTAATGAGCAACCAGCAGCTCCCAATGCCCTATTAGGAGACATGATGCTAGTATCTGTTACAGAATCAATTACAGACGAGCATTTGCTGGAAGTGTACGCTGACCCTTATATTAATAAGATTGGTCACGATCACCGACCTGCCGCACCCATCATCCACCCTAATGTTACTTACCTGTCCGCTTGGATAGGTAAAACCTTTGCTGGCGCATTTATGGTTATTAAACAAAGTGCAGTTGAGTTAGAGTTACACTCATTGCTTAAAAAATCATCACTTAAAGAATCACGTGCATTAGGATTAGCTTGTATTGCTTGGGCTTTTTCACATCCAGTTGTATTGCGTGTTACTGCTTATATTATTGAAGGCTTAGAGGCGGCAAAGAATTATTGCTTGAAGCTAGGCTTTAAACAAGAAGGTTGCAGACGTTGTGCGTGTGTACAAGGTGGCATAATTAAAGACGTTTATATGCTGGGTATGACTCGGCAGGAATGGAGAACAGCATGAGTTTTGTTGGCGATTTAATTGGTGATGTAGTTGGCGGTATTACTGGTGCTAAGGCTGCTGGTAAGGCTGCCCAAGCTGGTGCTGCAACGCAAGCTGCGGCTGCACAGGCTGGCATTGATGAACAACGTAGGCAGTTTGATAAGCTAGTTGAGCTGATGTCACCTTATGTGACTGCTGGTACTGAATCAATGGCGGCTCAAAAAGCATTGATTGGGTTATCTGGCCCACAGGCTCAAGCGGCTGCAATAGCTCAACAAGAGCAATCCCCTATCTTTCAAGCATTAACGCAGCAAGGCGAAAATGCTATATTGCAAAACGCATCTGCTACTGGTGGTTTGCGTGGTGGTAATGTGCAAGCAGCATTAAGTCAATTCAGACCGCAAATACTTAACTCACTAATTGAACAACAATACGGCAGACTTGGTGGCTTTACTAAACTAGGTCAAGCATCGGCAGCAGGTCAAGCCGAACAAGGCATGGCTTCAGCAGATTCAATTGCTAACTTGCTTGCAAACCAAGGTGCAGCTACGGCTGGCGGTCAAATAGCCAGAGGCAATGTAAACCGCCAAGCATTTGGTGATTTATTAAGCATTGGTAAAGCTGCATCAGGCTTTAAAATGCCGACATTTTAGGATAACAACATGGCTATAAATCCACTACAAAAACCGATTGACTATGCTGGAATGTTTCCGCAGGTAAACATAGGTCAAGGCATTGAGGAACTAGGTGCAGCATTTGCTAAACGTCAAGAACGCATTACTGCTGAAGCGCAAGCAGCGCAATATGCAACTGACTTAGCAGACGCAATAGCAGACCCTAAGCAAGAAAAATTTGCTCAACTTATTCTTAAACATCCAAAACAATACCAAGCAATTGATACTGCTCGTAAAAGTTATGGTGAGGAAAAGCTAAAGAATGACTTTAACCAAGGCTTTGAGATATCTACTGCCTTAGAGAATGTCAATCCTGATGTAGCTAAAAGTAAACTTGAACTAATCATTGAAGCTAAAAAGAACTCTGGCGAATCGCCTTTGGTATATGAGCAAATACGTGATGCTGTTGATCGTGGTGATATAACTGAAGCGCAAGCTGGTGTTAATGCTGCATTAGTAATTATTGACCCAGAACGCTTTAAGAAAACTGTAGAGGCTCAAGTAGCAGCTAGAAAAGCACCTAGCGATGTATCAGAGGCGATTGCTAAAGCTGATAAAGCTGTGGCTGATGCTGTTACTGCTCAAGCTACGGCTGGCACAGCAGAGGAAAAAGCTGCTGCCGATCTATTGAAAGCACAGGCTGACGCTGACAGAGCAAACATTCAAGCACAGTTTGAGGAAAAAAACCAAATTGCAGACATTAAAAAGAAAGCTGCTGATTTAGGTTTAACTACTGCTCAAACTAATAAAGTATTGGTAGAGACTAGAAAAGCAGGAACTGAAGCTAAAAAAGCAGCTTTGGAACTAGAAGCGTTTAAAAAGACAGGTGGGATAGATCCTGACAAAAGATTCGGATATGAGGAAAAAATCCGCAAAGAATACCAAACTCGCACAGGAAAATACAGAGAGTTGGATGGCACATTTTCAAATATTCAAACATCAGCAGCATCAGCAAATGGCCCTGGCGATATTGCTTTGATTACTAGCTTTATGAAAATGCTAGACCCTGGCTCTGTAGTGCGTGAAACTGAATTTGCAACTGGTCGTGATACTGCTGGCTTATATGCTAACTTGCAAAACCGATTACAAAAAGCACAGAACGGTCAATTCTTAAATAAAACTCAACGTGATGAGTATGTTGCTTTATCTAAACAATATCTTGATGCCTCAAAGAAAAGAGCCAATGAGGAAAAAGAATCACTTGGCAAAGTTGTTAAGAATTATGGATTAAACCCAGAAAACGTATTTGGCATTGAAGCACCAGTCGCAGCACCAGCCCCAACATTATCTGCTGCAGAACAAGCTGAACTTGCAGAACTTCGTAAACGATTTAAGGCAGAACCAAAATGAGTGACCAAGACGATCTCATAGCTTT